TAGATCTTCTTTTTTAATAAGATCGGATAGTTTGATTTTCAATTTGTCATCTCCTGTGTTTTCAATTTCAAAGTCCAATATAGTTAATTCTTGGAACTCTGTATTATCTTCTAGGCCAACACTATCATTTAGTAGTTGTACCTTGGCATTTTCATCAGCTGGTTTATTTACAAAAGAGACTTCTTCAAAGGACATTAATCCTGCTATTAGGAATGCTTCCTCTCCATCATACACTTCACCTCTATAGTGTTCGCATGATTCTTCGTCATCTTTTAAAGCTTTCTTATCTTGACCACATATTGAACATACTGCTTGAACTGTGTCGCCACTAATTGATACAGTTAAAAATCTACCATCAAGTAGTTTTTCAATTGCATCTTTATCTGTAATTTCAACGGTTAAACTTATATGTCCTAATCCCTTGTAATCTTCTGCCTTAAATAAATCGCTTTTAACGAAATCTTTAATCTTTGAAAAATAAGAGACTGAGTCAGTTGTATCTACTAAACCTGCTTCTACAGTGTCATTATACGATATATATTCAGAAGCCACAACTCTACCTAAAGAGTCACCTTCTGAATCGTGGTTCTTAAGTACTGGTTTATTAAAAGGTTCTACGAAAGTGTGTGTACCATCCTTCATTCCTGTTGGGGTATAGAACCATTTATTCTTATTTACAATACCTGAATGTGTTGCTTCAATTTTTGCTGTTAACTTCTTAACACTTTTACTAGCTGTTGCTTTATCTAATAAAGATTGCGAAGCTTTGCTTAGCGCTAATTTTAACTTAAATTGATTTGTATTCATATTTGTTATCCTAAGTCTATATTATTTACGTATATGCTTAATTTGTCAATAGTTTTCTTAATTTTGAACTCTATTTCACTGAAACTTTTATTATTTTTTGACAGATAGTCAAATAAATAAGATAAATGCGTATTTATTTCAGAACTAACGCTATCTGGTATAAAATCTCTACCATCTATAAGACCACATGAAGCTTTCAGCATAACATAATCTGATAGCTCTCTATTTATCTTTGTTAGTACTAGGTTAATATCTTCAATACTTGTTGCATATAATGTTAAACTTCTAGCTAATTGCTGAGAAGAAGAATATTGATTCTTAGGGGCAGTCTTAGCTTTTGCGCTATTACTGCCACCTCCTGATTTAGTATTCTTTGTTTTAGTATTTCCACCTTTAGTTTTTTTGGTAGTTGTAGCTCCACCTGTTTTCTTAGCTGTTGGTTTTGAAGCTGCACCAGCTACTGGTTTTGGTGCTATCTTTGCTGCATGAGAAGCCAACTCCATCGATTGTCTATTAGATTCTTCAGCTAATTTAACAGAATGCATTTCCGATAGGTCAGGAGCTGGAGGCATTCCTATCTCCTCTCTTAATTCATCTGTAGTTATTACACCTTGTGTTGCCTTATTAAGAGCATGACTTTCTACTTTTATCTTCTCATCAGTATCTACTGTATTGAATTCTAAGTATACTCTATCTTCTTCTTTTATTTGAAATGGGAACTTGTATCTACCTGATTCTAATAGGAGTTCAGTGAATATATCATGAGTTACCATATTTTTTAATATGACCTGATATGTTACTACTGAATCTTTTAGCGATGCTGATAGGACTTCACCTGTTGCACGACCTGTGGTGTTGCCTTGGATTGTTGTCTTTCCATTTCTTCTGGTTACAAATAAATGATTAGGAACATTATAACAGTATATGATTCCAGTATAGTCAACTTCTGATATCATTGAGCTTTCGACTAATCTGGTGTTCTCCTCTTTGCCTTTTAGTATATTGAGCCTATATATGTATTCTCCATGGGCATTATTGGATTGTTTAGTATATTTAGTTTTACAAAAATACCCTAATGACATAGCCAACTCTTGAACATCATCTGATAGTTGTTTACTGGTCGTATAATAATTTGCACAGTTTGGTCTAGAGATAGGATAATGCCCATCTCCCAGTATTAATGAGTCAAGTAGGTTTTCTCTTGCTAACCTGGACCATGAAAAAATTTCTCTAGGGATATTCTTATTAGCTGCTAAATGTCCTATATTTTTTCTAACATATTCATAAATAGTCTTGCCATATATCTTAACCGTTTTTATATTATCTCTCGATGAATTAGATACGGAAAATGATAATCCAACATTTTCTATTGTAGATATTATATCATCTAATTTTGGTCCTTCTTTTTGTGGTATTGATAATCTGTAGTTACCATTATTTGAGTTGTATGTATCAATACAGCCTTCTGATATAAACCATCCAAGAAGTCTAGCAAAATCTTCTTTTTTACAATCTATTGCTTTAACTTCTCTACCTCTTGTCCTTTCTGCTGCTTCAAGATGGAACACTTCATTACATTCATCTTGTTTAAACTCAGCATTCTCAAGTATATAGAATGATGAATATTTTTTACCAATCAGATCTTTTGCTTTAATCTTTATCCAATCTGACTCTTTTCCTTGTTTAACCCTAGGCTTAATATACATAGTATGTTCTGGCGAAACTTTGATATCTACGTTTCCATTATTAATACATATCATTTTACCTATATATAAGTCTTCATACTTAGAATTCATATGATGGAATTCTATCAATCCTGTATCTGGATTAAATGTTCCAATCTTTGAATCATCTGGAATTTCATTATAGAATTTCCACCCATCTTCAGTTAATGTTTCTGTTAGTTCGTCATAACAATCCCCGTCTCCGAAATCTATAGCAGACATGCCTAAGCCAGCAAACACTCTTTTTTTGAAGTAGTCTAAGTATGACTCTACTCTTAGGGCTAATGATTCTGCACCAATTGCAGTTATATCTATTCTTTCTGATGTTGCTATACCACCATTGTCATCTATATTTTCTAGTAACTGAGTAGCTACATCAACTTCTGATTGTCCGTTTGGTAATGTTTTTGCAGGTGCTTTATCAGTACCTACCTTTAAGTGTATGATTGGAAATAGTGATTTATATATTAGTGTCTCTACTGACTCTTCTATTCTTCTAAGGGCGAGGATATCTTCTTTTGTGGATTCCAATGGGGGTGTCCCCATGGTGAATCCACTTCTCTTGTTGAATGGAGTATATATAATATTGTGTTCAGCAAATTCTCTATATCTACCGTTGATACCTATATACTGTCTGTATCTAGTAGCTTCTCCAGCATCATTTAATCTCTTCTCCATTGTTTCTGGAGCAAGGCAAAAGTATGCCGCAACTGGTTTTAGTTTCTTTTTATTTTTATGCTTTCTTATTTCGCCAGTAGAGGCTTCTTCTTTCCTAACTTTCACTATGTATGGATTATGAAATGCTACAAGATTATATGCATACTCTCTTAATATATCATCGAAACTTTTTTCTGAAACAAATTCTATTTCTGCCAATCTCTTTTTTACATACTTAAGGTTTTCTTCATTTTTAGATCTTATTTCATATCCATCCCTAAACATTAAAGTATTCTTTTTATTAAATGCTCTCATGACTAGTGATTCAGTATCTATTATTCTACCGGTTTCGTATAGGTCATATTCACCATTATCGAAAGCTCTTTTATGGTTACTAAAAGGTACTGATCTTGTTGTAAAGAATGATACTGATGGATTCTTTGCCTTATATATTTTTAGAGGTTTGGCTAAGTCTGTAAGAGAATGCCTCTCTGGATCTGGATTATAGTTTGTTTGAAAAAGTAGATCTGACATATTATGTATTATCCTTAAGTGTTGAAAATTGTTCTTGTATATCTGCTATAGATCCACATTTTAATTCTACTGTCTTATTGAAAGTAGATGATGGAATAGAATTCTCCACCATTATACCTAATGAGTAGTCGTTAATAGACACTTCTGTATCTGGTTCTTTAAATCCAGTGTTTGATTCTTCAATATTAGAATCTGGTGTTATCTCTGATGATTCAGTCCCGGTTATTGTACCGTCTCGACTTCTAGTGGAGGGTATACCATTGCGTCTTCTTTCAGAAATTAAATCTCTTATTACTTGGTTTAATGTAGAATCTGCTGCAGGAACATCAAATGGTATATATTGATAATCTCCAGTATCTAGTGCATCATTTGTATCTCGTACTGTTACTCTATCTATATTTGTAGTACTTGGTAAACCTGGACCAATACCAAAGAGGTGGTCTTCTGATATAGATGTTGCTCTATCTATGACAGCGTCTATATGATATTCTCTAATTATATCAGGTATGTCACAACTATATAAATTTAATCTTGGTTCGTATTCTTGTTCTCTACCTATTAACATTCCTATGTCTAATCCATTATCATCAGTTACTACTGTGGCAGAATGTCCTAATGCATCTTGAATTACTTCTACTATTTCTTCTGGTGTTAATTCAGTAGGGGCCTTAAATGGATTGAATTCACCTTCTGGTATTATAACTTCAGATTCTTCTGGATTATTACCTTGAAATAATGGTTCTTGCTCATAGGAGTCTTCTTCTCTACATAGTCCGTCAAGAACGCTACTTGAAGCCTTCTTGTCTATCAATGCCATTATTATATTTACTATCTGAATTAATTCTAACACTTCGTTTATTCTTTCGAATATAGAAACACCACTTCTTTGTGGTTCACATTCTAAGAATTTTATTAATCCAAACATATCTTCTATGCTGTCATCTATTGAATCTGATGCTTTTTGTATTACTTTAGATACTGAACCTAAAGTATCTCTGACTTTTGCTATTTTACTAACTCTATCTATTTCTACATTAGCTCTTTGTCTTGCTATTTCAGATGGTATATCTCTAGATCCATCTGGTCTGGCTTCTCCAGCTGTTAATAAGCTGTATTCTTCTGTAGTTAGTCTTCTTTCTAATACTTCATCTGTTGGTAATGCATTAGCAATATTGGCTAATGTATCTAATAGGCAGGCTATGGGGGCTAATGCGTATGCAATCATTGCTAATGCGAATCTTAATAGTGCTCCAATTATCATCTGAATAATACCCATGATGAATGCTGCTAATGAGAATACACCCAGGAATATACTTCCTATTAATTTTAATATAGCTGCTAATAATAAAGCTAGTATTGCTACTAAATCTGGTATGCAGATCCATGATAACAGATATGCAAACTGACAGAAGTTTGGCATATTAAAATCAAACATGTGTCTAATCTGATCTATAAAATCGTTAATTCTTCTTAGGATATCTGCAAATATTGCATCTAGATCTAATTCTGGTAACTCTCCATAATCACAATTAAAACATTCTTCAACCCATTCTCTTCTATATTCATTTCTTCCTATTACAGCATCTCTTTCCTCTGGTTCCTGAACTGTAGATAGGTCTGGGTCTTCACCTGGTACAACATATGAATATGATAGCTCTGGTTCTAATATTGGATCATCTTCTTCATCTATATTAAAATACGTTAGCGTATACTTAAGTCTTTCTTCGTATAACTCTGCTTCTGTATATACGGCGATTGGTATTCTTGACATACACTGCTTTTCTTGTAATGCCTTTGAGAAGGCATCAATAATCACTTGTGCATGAAACATTGACTCACTAACGCCAAGTTTTGATTCTTTTGCTGAAGGTAAACTCATATTATTCTATCTTAATTCCTAATCCTATTGGACCATAGGCTATTGGTATTGGTAATCCTCTTCGGAATGCAGGCATTGGTATATTAAAAGATCTGAATGATAAATCTATGTATGACAATGTAGGTAATGGGATTGCTATATTAGCAATTATATTATCTATTCTACCTGTTAGATTTAGTGGTGGCAAAGCTGGTGGAATCATTTGATATGTTGGCATTGGTATTGGAGGTGTGGTTATTCCACATCTTGGACACACATGCACGTGAAATGCTACTTGTGCAGCAAAAGCAGCTGTTGAAACTTCTGAAGCACTTTGCCAACCAATTACTCTTTGATGTGCAAAATTACAATCAGCAGTCGAACGGAAATCTTCAGCAGCATATTGATATATGCGCATGTATATTTCTGCCTCTATTCTAGCCATCATGAATGATGTAGAAAAATCTATAAATGCTATGGGTAATCCCATTACACAAATTCTCTTTCTAGTACTACACTCGCTTTAGCTTGACCAGCTAACCTTATTATTCTTATACACTGCATATACATATCAAAAGTTATATAACCCTTGCGTGGATCACCTTCTTTCATTTCTCCAAATATCTCAGTTATTGATCTAACAATCTGAGGATTTGCATCTTCATCTAATTGAACCATGACCTTGGATACATCTTCATATAATGACCCTTTGATTTTTTTTAGTGATTTTATTGCATCTATTGATTCATCTTTGTATTTGCCTATATCACTCATATTGTAATCTTAAACCTATGTCTATGATTTCATTTACCTTTGATATATTTTCTATTAGTAACCATACAGATATAAATTCACCCATTGGTGGATTATTTACTTTAAAACTATTAAATGCTGGTAGTATACTAAATGCACTTATCGGTGGCTCTTCATTACTTATGATAACCTTTATAGAATAAGTTGTAGCATTAAAATCATCTGAATCTAAAAATAGTTGAACCCAAGTTACGATTTCTACTGGGGAGGTAACTATATAGAACTTTCTTATTGATGCTCCTTCTGGTTCTACAGACAAAAACATATCTGGCAATTCACTTATTTCAATTAAAGTTTCAGTTCCTGGATTGAAATAGCATAAACCTGCAGCCTGATCTACCGTATTTTCATCTATGGTTGCTGCTTCTGGTGACTGTGTAATGGTAGCCATTAAAATTCAGATCTCCTATTTTTACTGTTTCTTGTATTTGTTAGCACATTAGTATCTCTACTCAAACCTAAGAATGAGTGAGTGTTATTTTTATTAAAAGTCGCTCTATTATAACGGTTTATTTTACTATTGAACAGCCTTGTTGGGGTTTTTCTATTCATAGTTGTTGCAAATAATCCTGGTCCAATTGACTCATTTACTTGTTCTGACTCCCCCATTTCATCTCTAGATACAAGTTTAACAAGAGTATCTGTTACAGCATGATTCAAGAATGTTGAATTTTCCATACTCCATCCTAATAATCCAACCATAAAAGCATCTAGATCATGGTCTCCTGTCTTCGTATCTTCACATCCATATACTGGTCTTCCAGTTGGTGTCTTCCTTAATATAACATATGCATTCATTTGAGCTAATAGCTCTTTATCATATTCTACATCAAATTTTAATGAATCTCGTTCTAGTAACCTAACTGTATTTTCAACAAGATATGTTTTCATATCTTTTTTTATTGGATCTCCACCTTCTACTGGTATAACTTCTACCTTTGAGGAGAAGTTAACACCAACAACTTCTGATAGTTTTAAGTCAGGATGACCTACTGGTAGTACACCTCTTTTATCAATTGCATATTGTTTAATGAATTGTATATTTGAAACACCATATCCTTCGTCTAGGTATACATAGTCAAAGTTATATTTTCTATTAAATTCTATTATTTCTTGTACTGCTGCTACTTGTGTCCATCCTTCTTTTGAAACTCTTCTTTTTTCTGCTACGAAGAATAGTTTGGATACTTTATCGAATGCTATTGCTAGTAATCTTGTTCCGTTCTTGTCATCATTCCAGTCTCCTCCCAAGAATACTATGTATCCATCCCTGTTTAATAATACATCTTTTCTATCTATACCTTTTAGTAGATTTTTTTCTATAAAGTAATCTTGGAATACACTAGCTTCACCTTCACCAAACTCAGCCATTACTTCTTGAACATAACCTATGTCTGTAAACTGTCCCTTAAATTCTCTATCTAGCTTATCATTATAGTGTGGTAATACAAATGATGGGAAATGAAATGACCTATAATCTTGTAGCTCTTCTAATCTATATAGTTGTGATTTACCATTTGGTGTTGATGCTACCCATAGTTCAACGTTTGGGTTATCTGCTAGGATGGCAAGGATTGAATTAAAGTCTGCTTCTGACATGTAGTCAACTTCGTCTAAAACAATAATATCAGCTGCCTGTCCACGGACTGAACCAGCACCTGATGCTCCAGTTGTAAATGCTCTTATTCTTGAGTGATTTTTAAACTTCATAAAGTAAGTAGGTGACTTGATAAACTTCTCGATTATGGAGTCGTAATCTCCATAATCTGGATTAAGTGCCCAGACGAATTCAAGTATAAGGTTCATTAATTCTTCTGCCTGAACCTCATATGGAGTTACTACAAGTATCTTGCATTCAGTCATCATTGCTCTATGCAACATCTTTAATGCCATGGCATAGCTATTGTGTGTTGGTATGCATGCTCTTGAAGCTAAGTATAATCTAGACACAGAATCTACTTCGATACATTTTACCGGTACTGATTTAACTCTATGTATCTCTGTTATATATCTATTATTTTGTATGCTATTTTTTAAACATACTCTATCTGCTTTTCTTTTTAATTTGAATACTTGCTTATTAGGATTAAAGTAGATTCTGTATCTTGGTAAATATTTCTTACCATTAAACCAAGAATCATTTATTGAAAATGAAGCTTTCATTCCTAAACCAATTATTAATTCATAAACACCTTGCGATAATTGCATATCGCAAGATGTAAATTCTGCTTTACCATTCTTGTCTATTGTTCCATCGGTGTCCATAAGTGCTTTTAATAGTTCTAATCTGGAGAACTTATCTGATTCCAAGTATTGTCTTGGTATGAATTTATCCTTATCAATTCCAAGTTTTTTCAAATCTGTTATTAAACCGTATATATTATGATCATTGGTTTCTGGAGTTATACGCATTGAATAACCTTTAGCTATTATATACGAAGTCAACTCATCAAGGTCTTCATTTCCTATTGCCACCCGGCTTGTTCCTCTACAGCCTTCACCTAACCAAAATCCTAATACGTATGGATCTATTACCATTTCTTTTTGTGAAAAATTTAATTCTCCGGCTATCCTTATTGAATAATTTGATTCATCCTTTGAAGTAACTTTAACGTTTTTAGACATCTCTTCGGTCGTTAGTGTTACTGGATCAAATACTTTATTTTTATTCCTTGAGTTATTTTTTCTAATCTTTTTTGTTTCTACTGTCCACAAGTGTTGTCCATCAGCTACTATTGATGAACCATCTGAAAAAACAACATTATAACAATCTCTATTAATCATTATTTCTGTAGCATCTATTACAGTTATTGCTTCCCCATTTTCATCAAATACTTTATCTCCTACAGATATGTCTTCCATAATTCTCCAGCCATCTGGTGTTGGTATTGGAGTATCTATAGCAAGTGCTTTTCCAGCACGTCTGCCGCAGCGTAATGTTAGACGTTTGCTGGTACATCTAGTAAACATTTCTTGATACCAGCGTTCAGTAAATTTCTTCCTATGTATATTCCTGTTAGCCCATGCATATGGATTAGCTAACTGTTCAGCTGTATCCATATCTTCATCTGAAAATAGGTGCTTAAGTTTCTCATCAACCAACATATCCGCAGATGCTAATCCTTTACAATCTATTTCCTGCTTTCCATATTTACTAATTTGAGCCTGGATGCATTCTTCACACATCGAATTCACATCAGAGTTGTAATTCTTTGCTTTAAGATAATCCTTCCAATATATTTTAGATAGTGGAGTATTTCCGAATGACTTTTTTATCTTTTTTGTATTTTCTATGTCAGTAGACATTATAGGATCCCTGCCATAATTATATTTAATGAATTCTTATCTAAACATTCTAGATGTCCTGGAAAGTAGTTTTCTGGCATATATTTGTCTTCCTTAAAATTGCTTAGTATTTCTTGTTCTATTTTCCATGCATCATATAATGGCATCTTTATTTCCTTAATTACTGAATATTTATAACCACCATTTTTAGATGGAGATCTGAATCTAAAATGGGCAGATTTTATTGTTATCCCAATTTTAATAAACTCTTCTGTTTCGGATTTCATATTTATTATATAAAAAATTGCTGCTTGATTTTTTTTATATGGGTTATTTTCAAAATACCATTCCGAGTAAGTACCTCCAGAACCACAATATGGACATCCAGATTTAGCATTTACATGCGCATCTGGTGTTTGTTCAAACTCACCATGTTCTGGACAAATTATCTTGACCTTATTAAAGGCTTTTGTATAAACACTATTTGAGTAATCATATTTATTATTGTGAATTTTATTTGCATCTTCTATGAAAGCTTCTGTTGTTTTCTGTGTATTACCAGCACATTTTGCACAACCGCTTATATAATGGTTTTCTGGTATTTGTTCAAACTCACCATGTTTAGTGCAGACTATCTTAACCTTAGTTGAGTTTGTTTTATATTCAACCTTAGAATAATTATATCTATTTCCGTGTTTTTCTTTTGCTTTTTCTATGAAGTACTCTAAACCTTTTCTTCTGTTCAGGTCTGATTTATTTCGTCCACATTTTGGACATTCTTGACTTCTATTTATATGTTTATATGGTGCTTGTTCAAACTCACCGTGTTCTGGACAGATTATCTTAACTTTGGTTGAATTATTTACATATTCAACCTTAGAATAATCGTATTTTTCATTATGTTTTAATCCTGCTTTTCTTATGAAATCTTCTGTTGTCAATCTTTTCATGTTATATCCTTATAATTTATTTTTAATAAGTATAACATGTATTTAGGTATCATGCCAGCTAAAGTTACAGAATCCCAGCAATTACCATGGCTTCATTTCCGAGTAATGTTCCTCTGTCATTTAATCCACTCTTTGATAACTTACTTAATGTTTTCTGTCTATGAGTTAATGTACCTTGTGTTTGTTCAAATTCGGAGACAAATGTAGCATACTGCATTCCTTCTGCTGCTTCATTTATCATATTATCAGAATTTGCACCCTCTTGTACTACATATCCTGCTGCCATGCCTACTCCTATGCCCATTGCTGCTCCTACTGCTCCTCCTGCTCCTCCTAGTGCCAACATGCCAAATCTAGTTCTACCCATTGCTTTGGCTCCTATTGATCCACCCATGGCTCTAGTTCCACCACGTCCTATTGCAGCAGCAGTTGCTCCTACACCTAGGCCAGCATTCCAACCAGCACTTGCACCTGCCATTAATCCTATACCAGGTAGCATCCATTCACCAATATAGTCGTTGACTCCACCACCTTCCGACAGGGTACTTATGGCACCAAACGCTGCCATGGCTGGCATCATCCATGTTTGTTGAGCAGCAAGAAAACCTTGTGTTTTAGCTGCTTGCTTTTGATGTCTAGTTAATAGACCTAATGAGTTTGCAAACATCTCTCTTTTTATACCACTACCAGCAGTTGCTGCTAACATTGATTTACCAAATAATCTGCCAGCATTTAGTGTGTCAGTTCTACCCTTTAGGGCATTGGCCATACTTGACTTTCCAAATTTCTTATCTACTCTCTTATTGAATTCACTTGTAGCCTTTGGGTCTTTTCTTCTTTTTCTTCTCTTATCATCTTTAGCCCTTGTTCTGTTCATGTAGGCTTCATCAAATAAGCCACTTCTTGTTCCCATGGCATGGCTAGGTGCAGCGAAATAATTAATCGCCATATATCTTCTCCTTATTAGTACTCATGATGTCTTGTTGCATTTTCCCATGTGTATAATCCAGTACCATGATATACTTCTGGTCTTGAATACATGTTGAATGTTCTATCGTTACTTCTTGCATACATCTTCTCTTGTGTTCTTTCTTCATAGCTTCTTTCATCATCCTCTCCTCTTGTTAGTGCATATGCACCAATTGCTGCCAGTCCTAATCCTATCTTCTTTTTATGCTTCATTTTGGATATGGCATCACTAAAGCTTTCTGACATATCTCTGGAATTATTAAGTATTCTGCTTACTTTATCTCCAAAGAATTTTTGACCTTCTTTTGCTTTACTGATTTGATCTTCTAGGGATAAGCCCTTTAAGCTATCTGCAAACTCTTCTACATCTACACCTTCAACCCCTTTCCTGAAGAATCTTTCTACAACATGATTTCTTGCTTCTGTAGCATCTGATGTTCTTGGTATCATCTTGTCATACCAATCAGGACCTATGCCTTTATATGTTTGACCATTTACTGATACACTTTTATACCTAACAGATTCTGGGTTTATTAATCTAGTCTCACCGGGTGTTACTAACTTTCCTGCTTTATCATATACTGATGATCTTTGTAATTCTTCTAGTGTACTGCGTATACCAGACATGAATTGAGAAGCTGATTCAAATGGTTGTGCTGCTCTTACTCTGGCTAGCACATCTAGGTTGCTTTCTGATATAGAATTGGTGCTTATTTGACTCATCATTTCGCCAAGCTTATTAAATATCTTTACCTGGTCTGCGGCATCGGCTGCTGCCGTATGCTTCTCTGCACCCATGCCTTTAAATAATGCTTGTTTTAAGAAGTCAACTTTAAGACCTATACCTATATGCTCAGAACTTATTTTATTTTTTTCTGCTGCCATGGCAAACATGGCATTAGAAATATCCATTAATTCTACAGCTACTGTGCCTTTTTTGGTATCTATTGATTTATTATATTCAGATAGCATACCTTGATATAAGCCACTTATCTTCTTGACTCTTTCTTCTCTTTTTAGTGGATCTGATGTTTTACCTAAAAGTGTACTTTCTCTCATTGCTTCATATCTGGCAATGGTAACTTCTGGTGGAGAATATAATAGTTTATTTTTATGATCATCAGTGACATATGCAAATGATTTTGCGTATCTATCTACTTTAGATGCAGGAGATCTATCTAGAACTTCTGCTATCATCTTATTTTCGAAGTTTATATTCTGGATCAAGAGCATTGATTTTCCATCAATCTCTTTAAATATATTTGCTAAACTTTGCTTTGGTGTTAAGGCAGTACCTTCTGTTAGGGATTTCTTGTAGGCATCATGATATCCTTCTATTCCGAAGATGTCATTTTCATATAGATTCTTAAGTGTTTTCTTTTTTGCTTCACCTCTTTTGCCTGGTTGTCTTTTGACGAAGTGTTCTCTTTCACCTTTAGAATCTGCAAACCCTACTGACCATATGAAGTCTTCTTTCCTGTCTAAACCAGATGTTTCTATATCAAGAGATACTAGGCTATCTTTTGAATTAAATAATGATCCAGAGAAATTTCCTGTATGACTTGTTTGCTTAGAGTTTTGTGCTGTTGGTATTCTTCCTGACTGTTGTGATCTAGCTTCTGCTCTCTTACTGGATTCTGCTATTTTTGCTTCTTTAAGCTGTCTTTTTATATCTGCTAATTGTGATATTTTTCTATCATCACCTTTTAGATTTCCTTTTTCGAATTCTTCATGCATGGCTATAATTTCTTTTTCTACAGCCTGATGATTTAAGGTTTGCTTATTTTGTGCTTGGTTACTTCTTATATCTCCTAGGGCATTAGGGTCTTCTGATACTGTAAATGTATCTTTTATTGTGCCTTCTGGTATATTTCTTGATTTAGGTTTTGCTCTATTTTCTGCTCTTTGTTTTGAAGCTGCTAAATCATTTTTTAACTTTAATGCTTTTTCTCTTTTTGCTTTTTCTATATATGCTTTTTCTTCTGCTGCTATTCTTTCCCTTCTTGACCTATTAGGGGTTACATTAGATGAGCCTGTATGTTGGAGCATTTCTTGCCATTGTGATAATGACATTTGTTCATTAGGCATCTTACCTTGTAGACGTGCTATCTTTATGTTGCGTTGCCAGGCTTCTAATTTAAGCTTTTCTTTTTTAAGCCCCTTACTCCAAGAACTTTTCCTATCCTTTTTGGTATTATATTTATTTTTACCAGATGCTGTTCTTGCACCTTTAAGTAACTCCTTCCTTTTTCTTTCTCTTTCTTTTATCCAGTCTTTAACTCTTATTGTTGGGTTCTCTGCTTTGCCATTTGCATTCATACTAGAATAAGCCTTTTTCATCTTTTGTTAATAAATTCTTTAATTTAACATAGTCTTGTGATGTGTTAAATATATCTTCTTCTGTTATGAATTCGTATGTAGCATCTAAGTGATACATTTTAATATACTTTTTTGCTGCTTTTGCTTTAGCTACTACTACGGGGTCAGTGGTCATGCACTTGGGTTTGATCTCTATTATCTTCATAGACCCATCTCCATATAGTACTATTATATCAGGAATATATCTGTGTATTCTATTGTCTTTAGGACTACGGTATAAAATATTAAAAGGTTCAACAATATATGATTCTACATTATCATCATGTTCTAATATAAAGAAGTATGCGAATTCATATGTTGATCTAAATGTATATTCTTTATTATTCTTAGTAGACCAGAATAATCCTGAGACATAAGAATTGGAGTTCTTATGTCTTACAAATCCTTTAGTTTTCAACTCTTCAAGTAGGCGTTCTTTTTTATTCTTTTTAACCCTCTTGTTTAAAATCTTATGATGTCTAAGCTTTGTTTTAAACCGTCTCATTCTCTATTACCTTTGCATCCACCGTATTCTGTTCTGATACATCTATTAGATATTCTTCTAGCTTCTCTCTTAATTCTGTTAGCTTTGCAGCTGTTGACTGACCCTTATTCCTTTCTGTTGTTATCTTGACTCTTTCTTTTCTGGTAGCCATCAGGGACTCTAGAACTTTCATTCTATCTCTTTTAATTCGTTCTTTTAAATCAAATGCTCTTGATATCTCTTGGTTTTCTATTACTTCGCCTGTGTTGTCTATACTTGTTATAACATCCTGCATCAGAGTAGGATGTTTATCTGCTAAATATTTGGTTACTCTTAACTCATATATGTTAAATTCTGCTAATTCTGAAACTAATTGTGTCTCTGTAAAATTAGTTACATCTACTTCAAATTCTTCTATAAATTGTTTAGTCCAGTAAGTGATAAGTTGTGCTTCCACTAAACAGCCTCTAGCAAGAGGTGGCTTACCTGCTTCTACATATGGACAAGTCTTAGCAAAGGCACATTGTTCTCCGGCACATATCATTGGAACAGCGGCATTTATACCTGTTGACATAGTTCTTAATGACATTGATATTTTTTGTGCTTCAGCTTGTGTAAATACTATATCTGAATACTTATCTTTATCAAACTCTAACATGTCAAAGTATCCTGATCTTGACATGACTCCATCATGTTCTACCTTGATACCATTTAGACCTATCATAGGCATATTATCATCTTGAATTTTTTCAATCTTTGTTTGTTCTAATACAGGGGTGGGTATATCTTTCTTTAATTCAGCAGACTTATTTAGCATCTGTAGAATCTCCTGTTGGTTAGAGAATGTGTTTTTCATTATTTTAATTTCCTTTGGGTATAAAAAAAGCCTCGCTATTTGCATAGAGAGGCTTCCAGTTTATAACTTTTCAGAATAAACTTCAATAGTATTAAGGATTTATCGTGCTTGTCCGCG